CCATGAATGAGGCCAGTATCCTCATCGAAACGATTGTGACGCTTTAAAAAATCGGCATCAGCATCATTCATATAAGAAGTAGGCTCAGACTCTTTATCAGGCATAGTAAAAACCATACCACGAGCCTTGAGAAATTCAGCATAAGAGATGTGGTTGAACCACTCACACCCTTTGCGAACGGATCCCTTGACGTCATCACCATAAGTCATTACCGCACAATTGTGTCGGAAAGGCTCTGGATTTCCATCCAAAGCGGAATATAAATGGTAATACGCACAGCGAAGTAAAAGGGAATTGACAACGCAATTGATATACACTGTCATGTTCTGCCCAGACGGATTAGAACCCGAATGAATAATCACATCTCCATTGTAAGATACGCACGAAAAAGAAATCTCCGTTGCAATACCCTTCATGATAGTGATATCACGCTCAGTATATTGTCCACACTGCTCTCCAATAGTAATAAAACATTTGAATGCAGCCAACATCAATTGAGCGGGCATACGCAAATCGTACTTGCTATAATCTCCAGCAAGAATACGATCTTCTCCAAACTTCCTCATGTGTTTTGCTAACTGATCCCATTCGGGACCTTGAGCATTAACGCCCACAGCACATTCAGAAGTAAGGGGGAACAAGGACAACATCCTAGCAATAGGCAGGAAGTATTTTCTAACCAACAACTGGAAAGCCCAGTCAGCGGCCTGAAAAACACGAACTTTCTCCTTACCAATTTTGGTAGGTTCGTCCTTAACACATGCTTTGAAAATGGCATAGCAACGTTCGCCATTGGCCAATTTCTCCTCCATAACACGAAATTCTTCCATAATCATTTCGTCACACTTTGCTGGACAAGCATGTTCAGGATAATCCTCTGGATTGAGCATAGTAATCAACTCAGACTTAGGTCCTGACAATGGAAAACCCTTTGAAGTATTACGCTTCATGGCATCAATGAATCTGACTCCATCTCTACCACATAACGATTCCATTTCAGTAAGAGGCTTCAATTCACCGAAAGCCATTTCGGAGAACACCTCGTTCTGAAAAGTTTCAAGGATATGTCCAGTGTAATCAACAACAGCCTTATCCACTAAGGAAGGCTCAATACCGGGACTGGTATTAGCCGAGTGGACAAGAGAAGCCTGCCACATCTTCTTAGAATTGAAGTGTGGTGGTCCATGTTGTCTAGGAACGCCAGTAACTTCCTCAACAATATCAGAAATGGGCGTTACCTCAACTTCGCTCTTAGTGTGAGACGCACGATCATTATTCCTTCCCAAATATTCAACATTACTTCCAAGAGGAAGATAATTGATGGGAGAATTCTCATGAATATCACGAGCAACGATCACCTGCTTATCGTAACGAGAAGTCGGAAAAGTTCCCGGTTTGTGTGCGGGAAAACTACTAATCTTATCATGAGCAGATTCAATAGCAGTCAAAATCTCCGAACGAGTAACAGTAAGAGCCTTACCACTGGGCGTACCAGTGATTCCTCGCAGATGAATTCCACAAATAGGAAACTTAGCAAAAGCTCCAATCACAAGTCCACCACACATACCTGTAAAAGTATTGTAGGGACAATTGTAATGGTAACCAGCTCCTCCGGCTTCGGAATTTCTAATCCAATTGGCTCTGATACGATCATCAGATAATATACCATCAGGATGCCTATATAGAAGACGAGCATTTCCTGATACTGTAACAGAATCAGGAAACAAATGAGTGATATCGGCACGAATTCCACCAGAGGGAATGCTAACAACACATAAATCTTTTTCAGGAATTGGCACGATATTGTTCACGCCTACATATCCCTTAAATGTACCTCCTAATACAGTAGGATCTGAACGAGTGACGAGAACTTTCAAATCTTTACGATTCTCAAACACATGGAGAGGAAGCAAATACATATCTCCTCCAAGTGCAAGAACATCACAAGACTGTTGAAAATTGTTCTCAACCAATTTGGCATGAAACAAATTCTTTCCAGCTTTTAATATGACCTGGTCAAGGGTCATGGTATCATTCTCATGTGATACGTGTACCTCGCCAATTGATGGTGTACACCAAGGATTAATTTCAACATCTCTTTCCTTGATGTCAGCAACAGTAGATGGGGCAAGAGTGGCTTGATGGTCATGCACAACTCGCAACGAAGTTACAACTTTATGCAAAATTTTAGCCATAGCACAAAAAGAGAAAAATTGAATAGCTTTACTCCTACGAATAGAATCAAACAAGTCAAAAGTGAATTCTCGATTATTGCTAATCCTCTCACACATATCACTCTTCCACTTCGCAAGTACACAATAATATGCAAATGCACAAAAACACAAAGAAAAGAGACATAAGCCAGCGGACAATTCTCCAATGAGAATGCCCATACTCATGAAAAGCATGAAAAGCTGCATCATGCTCTTGCGAGTGCGACGCTCCAAGTCAATGAAATCCCTCGCATGATAAGCCATGTACATCTTCTGAACAAGTGTGCTATCAACAACACGTTGCGGAATACGAAGAGTAATTGCTTGTGTCATACGCGGAATACGCTCGAATTGAGTCTTGAGAGATTCAAACGTTTCAGAAATGCGAGACTGAGGGTCAAAAACCGTACTAAGATCAGCACGATCGTACAACTCCCAATCATAATCAGAATGTTCAAAAGTCTCAACAAAATCATCAGATTCCTCAACGTCAGTAACATCAACGTCATTGAATTCCTCCAATTCTGGAGCGGTTTCGGTTTGTGGCTGTGAATTTTCACACTTACAACCACGAGCAGATCTACGACATGATGAACAATACCCTCTCGATGGAACGAGGCTTTGTGACTTGGCCACCAATTTACGTTGATTCTCAAAATGCTCCAAGCAATCGCTAGTGACATATTCAAGAAGTTCATGAATATTCATGTGAGTGTCCCTAATGCCATGATTGACGGGACCTAACATTAACTTCTTACGATCACCATTTGGAACATATACAGTCAAATCCCAAACATCTGTTTCAAAAGTCTCCTCGGGAAAATCGGCATTCGCTTTCTTGGTATTCAAGCGTCCGTCCAAAAGAGCATATTCGGGTTTAACCGTAACATTGACATGCACGTCCCCACGACGTACAATAGAAAAAGGTTCAATAGAACATCTCCTGGCATGATCAGCCAAAGGAGCATTACTTGAAATCACAAATACGTGAGGGCGGATTTCAATCTTTCCTTTCTCATGAAGATCTGCCTTGTTGGCATAGGTCACCATATTATTATTAATATCAATCATCCGTTCACAAGGAGAACGATCGAGGAAATCAATTTTGGTGTTACCCATATCATCAAGGAAAATACCCTGAGTATCACTCTTCAACGTGGAATCAAATTTATCAGATTCCTTAAGAGTGGCAGTGTACTTTGGATCTGGATCGGCACCAGATACATAAAGACAATCACTCATCACCAACTGAGAGATGGTTGATTTACCAACTCCCGATTTGCCCCACACATAAATTGTATAAGGAGCATAACGGAGAGAACCATCGATACGGCGAGCACTATACTCAGAACGTTGAGTACGCAATGTAATCAAGCGTTTTTCGAGAACAGATGCCTGCCATGTGCCTTTGGCTGATTTATAAGCAGAATCTGCCATTTCCACTGCTTCTTCAAGCATGGCAGTATACTGCAAATCAGAAATAATCTGCAATTCTCCTTTATACTTGACAGGGTTAGCTGCCAAATTAAAGATCATTGCATGCTGATGAATTTCCAAGCAAGTAAAATACAACTCATCAAATTCAGCTCCAGCGTCAGTTGTAAACAACAAAGGAGCGAGTGACTTCTGGCGAAAACACTCATAACCTCCCTCAATAAATGTGACAACGGTGTCGAGCATGGCGCCAAAAAAGTCCATGGCACTAACATGCTTTCTAATACTTCCAAGTATAAAAAGCTCGATACCTTTCACACTCCATGAGAGGTTGGTAACGCTACATAGTCCAATAGATGCAGCAACGGAAATAAGATTGGAAATCTTTTCAAATACAGGAGCATTACGAATAATATTCCAATTCTCCTTAAGATTTGGTAAATAAGATAACCAATCCTGGTCTTCAGCATCTCCCGATTGAGGATGGAAGATGTTGTAACCAAAAATATTTTTGATATACTCCATAATCGGAGCATTATCAAGAACGGCTTCAATAACAGACGAATGGTACATAGTCTTTAAAGCCAATCCCAATTGGACGGCTACTTCCTTTTTAGAGGAGCAGCGAGGGATAGAATAAGACAATAAACCTAAATTTTCTAATAGGTTCATGACTTCTGACATATTGGCATCAACTTGTAAATTAAGTACAGTAGTTTTAACCTGATCAAGAAGTCCTGTTGGATAAAGAGCTTCCAACAAAGATTGGTGAACATATTTCGTTTTATTGTTCTTTTGTTTTTCGTTCTGTTTCTTGGGATTATCAAATCCCTTAGAACGAATGAGATTTTTCTTAGCTTCCTTCTTAGACGAAGCAGAGTTTTTCGCGAATTTATCGCGATTATCTTGCTTAGAAGGAAAGTAAGTAGGGGCTTGCGCCTGAAAATCGGTACCCTGTTTGGCCTGGGGTGCCTCCACGTTATCCTGGCGTGTCTGAACGGGAACAGTGATGAATTGAGACGAACTAAAGTTCGAATGTACATCAGGAACGGCCTTACCGCTGGCCATAGCGGTGCCACTGACAAAAGAGTCAGGGGTCTTCATTTCGTGACATTGGTCACTGGAACGAGGAAAATTACTTCCCCCTCCCGTACTTCCGTTAGGAGAGTACATTATAGCGTGCTTCGATAGGTCTATAATCCGGCCTATTTTGGGAGCACGTGCACCTTCGGATATGCCTAATTCTCTTTCATAACGAGAAAAGGTCTTATAGTGTCATTGATTATGACATAGTTCATGTGGACATATTTATATGCTTCCACGTGATCAGTAATCAGCATATTTATGATTTCTCTCAATAAATTGAGAAGGAAATCGCCCGGTCCGGGGCGAAAACAAATTATCGGACAAATAATAGGAAGTTCAAAGCCTAGAATTCTTTATATTTAAATTTGCACCTAAAACTAAGTCTTGCTTTAAGCGTAGACAGTGCGACTATAATTGCATGGTTAGCAAAACACTGAATAGATAGAAAAACTGGGTCAGATCACAAACTTACCAGTAATAAACGTAAAACTAAACGAGTCGTTTCGCATAAAAACGGGACTCTAAATAGTGATGTAACTCGAAACTCAAAGTAATTGTATAACTCTATTGGGAATGACCCAACAGAGACATCGACGACTAAATTGAGTTTATGTTATCATTCCTAAATAGAGTCCAAAAGAGGACTCGAGTAACTGCACGTTACTACTGATAAAAGCTTGATGATCTCCACATGGGTATAAAACCATGTGGAG